AAACAGCCAGAAGGCTTACGATTGGGCTTTGAAGTGGCTGGCCTACCCGATACAGCACCACGGCGCCAAGATGAAATCCACGCTGGTCTTTCACGGCATGCAGGGCGCCGGCAAGAACCTGTTTTTTGACCAGATTGCTGCCATTTACGGCGAGTATGGCGGAAGCGTTGACCAGCTCGCAGTCGAATCACAGTTCAACGACTGGGCCTCGCGCAAGCTTTTCATAGTGTTCGACGAAGTGGTCGCGAGGGCAGAGCTTTACGTGCTAAAAAACCGCATCAAAAGCCTGATTACAAGCGACACCATACGGATCAACCCGAAGACCTTCGCCGCTTGGAACGAGCGCAACCACTGTAATGGCGTATGGCTGTCGAATGAGCTGCACCCGGTGGTCGTTGAGCTTTTTGACCGCCGCTATTTCATCATCCGGACGCCGCAGGCGCTTTCCGGCCACTTTTACGTGCAGGTGGCTGAGTGCTTGGCAAACGGTGGCCGCCAAGCGTTGCATGACTACCTTCTCAACCTTGACCTTGGAGACTTCAGCGAGCATAGCAAACCGCCGATGACGGATGCCAAGCTCGCAGTGCAGGAATTATCGAGCGGCTCAATCGAGCGTTTCTTTCGCGACTGGACATTCGGCGACCTGGCGCACCCGATTTGCGCCTGCTCATCAGGGCAGATTTTCCGGGCGTATACGCGCTATGCAATCGCCAGAGGCGAGAAGCCGCGCGCGCAGATTCACTTATCAGGACACATCGCTACACAGCCCGGCTGGACGCTGGCGACAAAGGACGTCTTTGACTCGGCGCAATACTCCGGCACGCCGAAGCGCACGCGCATGGTGATTCCGCCTGAAAACCTCCTGAAGCTCGACGGCGAGCCAGACTACCGCAAGAAGCCCGACAAAAAAGAAGCGCAGTGGGCGACAGATAGCTATTTTGCGTTTCAGGATTCGCTGGGAGATTCCGACTGATGCCTGCGCCCGGAAACCTGTCGCTCGATCCGCGATCTCTGGCCGAATTCCGGTGCAATACCGCATCAGACGGCATGGCGACCGTCAAAATGTCAACGTGGCGTTGCGCTGTCTGCGGGAAGCGTCAATTCTTGCTGGTCGGACGCAAACGACATTTGAGTGGCAAAGGTTTCACCTGTGCCGCCTGCGTCTCGAGGCGCAAGCCATGAAACCACGCCACACAACCGGCAAAACGCACGCAGCGAACGCACCGCACGCATTCCTCCGCACGCTTCAAACCATTGCGGCGCAAGGCTGCGAACGCAGCGAACGCTTCTTTGCGCACGCACTACGCGCGACGCCACATGCGTGCACCGGAGAAGTCGACACATCATATCCCGCGCGTACGTTTACATGCGTTCGCTGCGTTCGTTGCGTTCGCAGCCGCACCACTCCTAGTGGTGATGCGTTCGCTCCTGCGTTCGCAACGGGCAAGCATGCGTTCGCTCGCGCGCGCGCCTTCTCTTCTTTTCTTTTTTCCAAAGAAAAAGGAGAAAGAAGTTGACCGAAACCCCGGCCGCTTTTGCTCGTCGTCTTGGCGTGCATAAATCCACTGTCTGCCGGGCTATCCAGGCCGGCCGCCTGATCGTCACCGGCGGCATGCTCGACGTCGCCGACAGCCTGCAGCGCTGGGAAGACACAAAACCAGGCACGCGCCCCGATGTCCTGGCCCGCCACGCGGCGAAGCGCGCGCCGGCAATACCTTGGCAGCCTGGCGCAGACAAAGCGCCGCAAATCGCCGCGCAGCTCGCCGCGAAGATGGCCAGCGATCCGGCAGAGAATGCTGCCGTTGGTCTTAATGGCCAGCACGACGAAAATGACACCGAAATTGTGAACGAATGCGCTACCGACGAATTGACCACCGCCGCAGGCCAGGCCGGCGATGGCCCTGGCATTTCCCATTACGCGCAAGCGCTGCTGTCCGCGCAAAACGCGATGGCGAGGCTATCCATCCAGATGCGCAGCCATCGCCGGTATCGTCTAGAAGATATTGACCGCGAAGCCAGATCACTCGGATCAACCTTGCGCGGCGCGCTTGAGCGATTGGTCGACCAGACGGCGCCACGCCTGGCGGTGATGGAAACCGCAGAACAGCGGCTAGGCCTGCTGTCTGCAGAAGCAAGCGCCTTGCGGCGAATGATCAGGCGTGAATTGCCGCGCGCGTTGCGGCGACTGCGAGCGCCGGCGAAATGATGGTCAAATCTTGATCGAGGAGTTGTACGAATGCTGGTACATCAATGGGCAGACCAGTACAGAAACGACGCAACGCTGACCGCTCGGGCAAAGGCGCTGCTGACCGGCTGCGAGTTTTTTGACTGCGGAGACCCCGATGATTTCACCATCGCCGGAGGCGACCTATGGCGACTGGCGCGTCCGCCGTTTCCGAACACTGTTGTTCAGTTCGACTTTGAACATGACGGCCACCAATTTCCTGTTTTGATTTTCGTTATGCAAGCTGGAGAAGAAAAATTCATTGTCTTCGAAGGGGTGCGCGATGCTCATGGGGAATGGTGGACTTCCGGCCAATTTCTATGGTCGAGAACGCCAAGCGGAGGATGGGGGATCCGAGGTGACGGCCACTTTAACCTGCTTGGTGACAGCTTCGGCGAACACGGGCACAGACAACGCGATATGGTTGGGAGATCCGTATCCATCGCTTGGAGCGTTTTTGCCGTCATGGCGTGCTCGAATGTGCGCGCACAAGAACACCAGCCGGCCGAGTCGTTGAATAAGAAGCGGATGAAAGCCGGGAAGCTGCCGCTGGTTAGCTACAAGACATTGGCGATTGTTGCGCCAAATGACCGCGGCGAAAGAGTCATTTCCGGGGGGTCGCACGCCAGCCCGAGAGTGCATCTCAGGCGCGGGCATATTCGCCGTATTGGCGATAGTAGGACTATCTGGGTGCAAGCATGCGTCGTCGGATCGAAGCACGGCATGGTGATTAAGGACTACCGCGTGCGGCCGGCGCATGCGTACAACGCCACGTAGGCGCACAAATCAGGTTTATGGAACGAAGCAAAAAAAAGAGCAAATGTCGAAACCACTCCGCCAAACCATGCCACGCACCGCCGAATGGATCGACGCACTACGCCACGCCTTCGGGCCTGACATCGTGGATGCTGCCATTCGCAACGGCATGACCGGCGGATCGGATTTCTACGCAAGCGAAGCCGGTATCGTCATCGGGCATCAGCTCCCACCGCCGACCGCCAGCTTCAATGCCGACTACCTGCTTCAGCACCGACCGCCACAAGGGGACAGCGCATGATCACAGTGAAAGTTGAAGGCATGCAGGCATTGCAGGCCAGCCTCAGCAAGCAGGCGAACCAGATTCCATTTGCTGCTGCGCGTGCACTGACTGTGACAGCGCACGCAGTGCACGCAGAAATCAAGCGCCAGCTCACCGCCGGCGTGCAAGGCGGCGCGACGCCTTACACGCTGCGCGCGTTTTCCGTGAAGGCCGCCACCAAGGCGACGTTGACCGCAGAGGTCGGATTAAGGACTGGCGGTCCACCCGGTGGCACGCCGTATGACCAAGCGATCGCGCATCTTTTCCACGGTGGGACTCGCCGATTCAAGCGGCTGGAAGCCTGGCTAAAAGCGCGTGGACTGATGCCAGCAAGCATGCAAATTGCTCCTGGAAGTGGCATTCAACTTGACCAAAGGGGCAATATGTACGCTTATCAACGAAAAGAGATGACAAAGGCTCTCACATCACGCCAAAAAAACTTCCAGATTTTTAGACAGTCTGGGGCCGGAAAAGAAACCAAGAGCATCGGGTTTTTCGTTGTGTTGCCAGGATCAGTCGCAGCAAAACATTTGCCTCTTGGCATTTATCGAAGAATCTACACGAAGTCTTCAAAATCTAGCGCTATTGAGCACTGGTTTAGTTTTTCATCCCCAGGAACCTATCAGCGCCAATATGACCTGGATTCAATCGGCTCGCGCGTAGTATCCAGCGTCTGGCCGGCGAATTTTGAAACGTCGCTGGCCAAAGCGCTCGCCACGGCCAGATAACTCGAAGGAAGACCGAACGATGGACAAGATAACGGCACGTGGAAACCATCATTTACCAGCCCATCGGGCCATGCCTGCTGTCGAACAACAGCGAGTGTCGCAGTTCGACCAAGACGCCGCTTTGGAAGCATATTCCGACGAATGCGCCGCGCTCCGCGCCTTCGCGCAAGAAATCATGCAAGCCTGGCCAGAAGGAGGAATCGAAGGTGATGACCTGCAGAGAATCGCCGTCCGTCACGGCCTGCTGACTCCGCAAATCAGGCACGAACCATGCGGAGAAACGTGTCTATGCGCGGAAGTGCTTGACCCATCTGACTGGGAAGCCGGGGCGCGTTGCTACCGTAAAACCCCGCTGCTAACCGGCGAATAATGCCCACCCCAACGCTTACCGAACTACAAACCGAGCGCGCCCGCCTCAAAGCGCTCGAGGCGCAGCGCGAATTATCGGAAGCGCTCGCGCAGACTCGTCGCGCCGACGATCTGCACGTCGCCGCCGTTGCCGTGCGCAACCTGATCACGGCCGCGCTCGCCGAACTACCGCGCCGCTTCGCCGAAGTGATCGCCGGCGAGCACGAAGAAACCCGCGTCCACTACCTGCTGTCGGATGCCGTGCACCAGCTGCTCGACACCCTCGCCGCGCAGGCAGTATCCGCCAGTTCTGCCCTGCCGGAATTCGGCGCCCGCTTTGGCCGTGGAGCAAAGCCGCGCGATTTGCTGACCGTCTCACAGCATGCCGACCGACATCGGTGGATTGCCTCCGGAACAAACGCGCCAGGGCAGTGGCGAACATCGCTCACGCCATACCTGCAGGACATCATGGACGACCTTTCCGAGCACTCGCCAGTGCGTACCGTGGTTTTCTGCAAATCGGCCGGCGTTGGTGGAACAGAGGCGATGTTCAACTGGCTGAGCTACGTCATGCAACACCTCGGCAACCGCGATCTGATGGTCGTCGTCCCATCACTCGAACTGCGCGACCGCTCATTCAACCCGCGCTTGGCAAAGATGATCAGCGAAAACGCCGGCCTGGCGGAACTCGTCAGCCGCGCATCGCGCAGCAGCGCCAACCGCGCAGACATTCTCGAGTATGGCGCCAACTGCAGACTGATCAAGGCCGGCGCCAATTCGGCCGACAGCCTGCGCTCCGATCACCTGCCCTATGTAATCTGTGACGAGGTCGACGCGTACAAATGGGACGTCGGCGGCGAAGGGGATCCGATGACACTGATCGAAAACAGGCAGCGCACGTTCTCGCGGGCGAAGACCTTCCTGATTTCGACCCCGACCAACGAGGGCGAAAGCCGAATCTGGCAAGCCTATCTCCGATCGGATCGCCGCCGTTATCACGTGCCATGTCCGCACTGCGGCACGTCGCAGCCGCTCGTCTGGTCGCCAGAAACGATGCGCTACCGGACAGCCATTGCAGACCCAGCAGGCAGCGCCACCGGCGCAGAAACGGAACAGATGGTGGTCGTCGACGCCTGGTACGTCTGCACCGACTGCGGCGCCGAAATCCGCGAAGGAAACAAGCCGTCGATGCTCGCCGCCGGCCGCTGGGTCGCCGAACGGCCGCACGTAAAGTTGACCCGGGGCTACCACATCAACGCGCTGTATGCCCCGATCGGCCTCGGGCTGACCTGGAAGCAGATTTGCCAGAAATGGGTCGATGCGCAGAATGATTCTTCAGCGCTGAAGGCATTCGTCAATACCTACCTCGGCGAAGTCTGGCGCGAGGAAGGCGACGGCGCCGATGCCAGCACGCTGCAGGCACGCGTCGAGCAATGGCACGCCGACGAGATCCGCGCCAAGGTCCGCCCGCTGCGCATCGTCGCCGGCGTTGACGTCCAGAAAGACCGCCTGGAAGCCACCATTGCCGGCTTCAGTACCGACGAACAATGCTGGGTGCTCGATCACCTCATCATCCCGGGCGACACAACGGCCGCTGATACGTGGTCCGATCTGCACGCCGCTTTATCGGATGCCGGCGTGACCCGGGCCGCCGTCGACAGCGGCTACAACACCTCGTATGCCGTCGCATTTTGCGAGCGTTACCCATGGGCCACCCCGACCAAAGGCATTGCCGGCCGCGGTCGCACCCTGATTGAAGACGACCGCAAGCGACGGCAGCGTCTCCGCGTCAAGCGCAAACGCGGGCAGCCCATCGAGCCAATTGGCGTCGACCAGGGCAAATCGATCATTTATGCGAGGCTCAAGCTCCCGCATCCAGGACCTGGATATTTTCACTTCCCGGCAGATCCGGCGTTTGATGACCAATACTTCCTGCAGCTGGCCGCCGAAGAACTGCGTACCAAGGTCAAGAACGGCCGCCCGTTTGCCGAGTGGGTGCAGATTCGGCCGCGAAACGAGGCACTTGACTGTCTGCTGCTCTGCCTCGTCGCGCATCGCCTGGCCGGCGAACTGAAGCCCGTCAACAAACCGGCCAGGACTGGTCAGTCGACATCGAATTCAACCGCCCCGCAGCCGGCACAAAACGGCATCGCAGCGCACGTAACCAGCGAAAACCGAATTACCTTGAGCAACTGGTCAAGGGCCTGACCATGCGCGTTGATATCGTCCGCGAACTCATCCAGCGAATGCTTGACGCAGCTTCGCGCGAAGGAACGCTCACAGAGTCCATTGCGCTAGAGATTGAGCGCGGCTTTCGGCAGGAGTATGCCGGCGATCGATAT